TCCAACTGCGCCGCCACTACCAACAGTAATTGCATACGTTGAACCAGGCGTTACACGAAACGCTGAACCAGTTCTAAATCCACCAGATCCGCCACCACCTCCAGCACCAGATCCACCACCAGCTCCACCTGCAACCACAAGGTAGTCAACCGCAGTTACACCCGCAGGCGCAGTCCAGTAACCAGATGCAGTAAATGTCTGAACAACATTAACCCCCGCAGGCCAATTACTTAGCGTCCAAATGCCAGATGCAAAGCCGGGCGTGTACAGCGGCGAAGACGAGCTGATAATCTGTCCGGGATAACCATGAATTGCCATAGCAACTCCTTAGCTGCTAATTTGTTCGTAGCTTACCGAGAATGTAATCGCACTGTTCGCACCAGACTGAACGACGATTGCATTGTTTTCCGTAATGTACGTTGCCGTAGTTTTATCCATCACGATCAGAGAAGCATACGCAGGGACAGAAATGTTTGATGCCACCGCAAACGCATTTGACGAACTGGTCACAACTAAGTTGCCAGATGTCACCGCGCCGCTGGTGTACAACAACACTGTCGCATTAGCAGCAACATTAGATGTGTTTGCAGCCACAACTTGATTGACTTTAAACACGTTGCCCGAGCCGCTGGTATTAGCAATCAGCACAAGCGTGGATGTATTCGCAGGAGTCAGGTAATTAGTCTGACCATAAATCTGCGTTACGTTAACTATATTTGGGTTTGCCATTTTAATAACTCCTTAAAATCCGAAGATCATCGCAAGAGCGATACTTTTACCTGCTGTAATACCGCCAGCGGATGCCGCCTGGCTAACCCAGTGCGTACCGTTACTTGTTAATACGTTGCCGCTTGTACCCGCTGCTACCAATGTCACCGTACCAGTATTGTTACCTACCATCACGCTGCCGTAGGTCAAATTAGCTAGACCCGTACCACCCTCTGGTACATCTAGCGGATTAGTCAGCGTAACATTTGAAATCGTTAGATTGCCAACTTGTAGCGTAGATATGTAGTTTGTAGTCTCAGCAATATTAGTTGCGTCGTTAAATATAACTGCCGATCTACCTGTCGGAATAGTGACAGTTGTACCTGTCGGAGAAGCGTTACTACCATTGGAAATAATGACAGAGTTGGACAAACCATTCGTCACTAAATACTGCTTCTCAATCGCAGGCACAAACAATGTCTGAACACTGGAAATAGTTCCAACTAAGTTCAATCGTAAGTTACGCGCAGTTTGAGCCGCATTCGTATCTGCCAGTGCTATCGCCGCATTCGAGCTGGCAAAGGTGACATTAGAAGAGCCAGTAATAGCTTCTTCAATGGCTGTACCAAGGTTAGTGTTTGTCGTGTTACCCCACGTACCGGCCTGATCGCCCGTGCCGATAAGTTCAATCTTTAGGCTGCTATATGTGCTTGCCATGATTCGTCCTTACTAATAAGTGTTTATGAGAACCCAATCTTCTGTAATGCCAGTATCTATTGGCTCCCACAGTAACCTTCTGTTTACAATGTCCTGCGCGGTAACCGACTCATTAATTCTTTGAGCATACACACCGTTAGGGAAAACCAGATCCGTTGCGTTGCCTGTCTCACTAACAGTTACAACAAAGATTCCTAACGTGCTTAATATGCTCTCTGCATTAACTGTTTCTTGAACCGTTACAACAAAATTTGCATTTGCTCTTGTAATGTCAGCAATATTTGATGATTCACTTACAAAGCTAATTACTGCTGTTGTTATGTTTCCACTTGTTTCATCTGCTGCGTTTGCCGTTTCAGATACAGTGCTAGTTACAGGTACGGCTACATTTGCAAATGACTGATCAGCAATATTACCTGCTTCAATAATACTTACAGGTATATTTTCGCTAGGTCGTGCAACTACATCAGACACAATAACTGTTTCAGATACAGTACCTTCTTTAGCAGCCAAAAACCCTACCGTATCAGATGCACTAACTAAACCACCGTTACCTAAACCCCATACATCAGAACCCCAAGCGCCTAACCCCCAACCTGCGTTAGAGATTACTGGGTAGTAAACCGAGCAGCCCCACGCCGCAGGCTCACCCCAGTTGCCACTGCTATAGCCGCCATCGACTTGGGCCACACATTACCCCGCAGAAACAAGCTGATCTTCCGTGAACCAACGCTCGTGCGCTACACCATCCGTAGTCCACTCTATTAGGTAATAAATAATGCCGTCATCATCCATGCGCATCTTAACTATTGGGCCTTCTGGCAGAACAGTCTTTACCTTAACTACGTCGCCTTTTTTAAACATCTTTATCTCCTATTAGGTCGCGTCAAGGTTAAACGAATATGTAACAAGCAAAACGTCACCGCTTACAACAACACGATCACCAGGCGATTGGAAGTCTGATTCAGAGAACAACAATCCTGAAGTGCCTGTCGCCACGTTTGTTAAGAACGCGCCAGCAATAGTGGCATTTGCATTCATAGTAAACGATGCAGTAGACGTTGAGTTGTTGATGTTAGATGGGTCATTCAATGTAGCCGCACCAAAAGTAGCTGCCTTGCGGTTGCCTGCATAGCTGCTGTTTTCATCCCAACCAGCGTGAGCAGCCAACGTATCGCCGCCGGAGAACGTAGTAGAAGCAGATGTACCGTTAACCAAGCCAACATACCAAGCAGCCGTATAAGCAGAACCACTAAAGAACTTAGTGTTCATGTCTTGCAAGCCAGTGTTAACTACCAAGTTAGGAGCAATATCTACCCACTTCTCGTTGCCGTCTTTGTCCATGCAGGTAACGGTAAACGCGCCGCCAGCAGACATGCCCTCAACAAAACCAGTCTTACGTGCAGTAGTACCTGCAACAATTTCACTGGATTTAGAATTTTCGATACCCATGATTACTCCTTACGTTATACGAATTAGCGCACTGGACTCTGTGTCAGGCGGCAAATTTACTGTAAATGTGTTGTTGCCAGTTTGAATCTTGTCCGAACCAAAGTCCAATACTGCTATCGAGGCGTTTGATTTTGTTGCGTTATAAATCAATGCACCCCTAGTTGTAAACTGAGCAGGATTCCAAACTACATTGCTAAAGCTTACATACACTGTATTGCTACCACTATTGATGGTCACGTTAGACAGTGTTTCACCGCCCGCAGTGTAGCCAGTACCACTAATCTCATTGCCAGTTGTGTACGCAGTCGTATCCTGATCTAACGTGGCATACGCGGTGTACAGCGCCATCTTTAAAGTATCTGATGCTACGTTCTGCTTACCGTTCAAAATGTCAACCTTGAAGCTCGTAGTCAGTCCTTGATAGATTGTCATGTGACTCTCACCCTAGTCTGACCGCTGCGGTACGCATCCTGACGTTCCATGCCGTCACCCAGACGTTTTAACTGACCTAGTGCTTCGTTGTACTTTGCTTCTACATTGGCGATTAAATCCTGCTCACCCTTCATGTACAAGTAAGCCTCGCGCAAGGAGCCATACAACAGCACCGGATCGTAATTGTCACCTAGCCAGCTTGTACCAGCAGTAACAATTGATTCTGGGTAATAGTAATAATGTAATTCTGCATAGTATGAACTGTTTGGCGTCGGGCCAAGAATAAATGTCAGCTCATTTGATACTGTGTTGCTTGCTACCGCTGGGCCAAAAATTGCGTAGTACGATGGCAGTCCTGTATCTGCGGGCGTTGGATACGCTTCACGAATGTAGTTCACATCCTTGTTTAAAAGGTAGTGATACGTTTCATTTGCAGTGTTGTAGTTCTCAATAACCGCCAACGAATACACCGACAGAAAGTCCAGCGGACAGGGCAAATACTTGTTACCAGTGGTCAGTACACCCGTTTTGTTAGAGCGTAATGGCGGAAGTTGAACAGTGTTATAAACACGTTCTTCGGTCTGCTGTACAAACGTAGGAATATAAGACTCAAACTCGGTCTCATAGTTCTCCGTGTACGACTGAATCGCGGCTTTTAACTGGGTATAGTTCATTGATAACTTATTCTTAGGTCACTGTAAACTTAAGCCATCGGCCCACGGCACATCACACCCTTAGTCGCCGCACCAGCACCGCGCATCTTAATGCCGTCAGTCTTAGCAGGTTTT